GAATTGATGAAGGTTTTACCAATATGGATAGATAGGGGAGCACCTATTTCAGATACACATAGTAATAGGATAATCGGAAAGGGTATTAATTATTCAAAAGTAGATTATAAAGACAAGGATGGAGAAATATATCCAGCAATAAAGGTTACAGGTAAGATACACAAGAATTATGAGTTAGATAATGATATTTGGCAGAAAATTAAATCTGGAGAGTATAAGGGACTTTCATTTGGTGGAGCAACTAAAGCTGAAAGAGAACCAATGAGAATGAAAGATGGCTCTATAGCATACAGTCTAAAGGACCTAGAACATTATGAGGTTGCAGTGTGCAGAGATCCAGCAGTACCATTAGCATTAATTACAGAATTTAATACATTAGCAAAGGCAGCAGTAGATGGAGAAGATTTAGGTGGTGGTAGAATGTTGATTAAATGTGACAAGTTTGGATGTTATGTTGATAAAGCAAATAACAGTGAAGGAGGACTTAAAGCACCAGAAGCAAGAAACGAAGCACTTGTTTATGATGACAAGACACATGACCAACCAAGTGAAACACCGGAAGAAAACCAAAAGAAAATAAAGAAAGGAGAGGCAGATGCAGCAACAGATAAACTAATACGAGGAGTAAAAGATCCAGATCAGAGAAAAGATTTGATGGAAAGAGATAGTAAGTATCAAACAGGTAAACAAGATGCAGCAGTGGCTTCAAGCGAAGAACACGCTAGGGCAAAGAAGAAAGGAGAAGATTGGTCAAACGCAGACGGAGATAGACATGGTATGTATAACCAAGACACAGACGAGGGAGGTATGGGTAAAAAACATACAGGACCAAAAGGATGTAAGTGTGGAGACCCAAAGTGTAAAGATCCTAAATGTAAAAAGAGAGAAGTTGGAACAGGCTATGGAGCAGAAGATAACGATACAGGAGAAGTTCACTGGTCAGGTAGTGGTTCGCCATATCCTAAGAAGAAGAAAGCAATTATGACAAACATACACACACGATTAAAGAATTTAGACTTTCTGTTAAGAGGTGTTAATAATGAGGGTAAAGAAGATGATGAAGTTTCATCAGAACATGCAACACATCATACACCTCACCATAAATGGGTCAAGAATCCGAATCATTCTGGTTATCTTCTTGATGATGATATTGGTAGTAAAGAAGACATTAAAAGGAGAGATGATGAGATCGAAGAAAAATTAAGAAAGAGAAAGAAGAAAGCAGTCATGACAAACGTACACTCACGATTAAAATCATTAGATTTTCTACTAAGAGGTCAATGTCATATGGAACACGAAGGATCGTGTGCTGAAGCACAAGCTACTGAGAGTTCAGAAGAAACCAAAAGAAAACACGGCAAGAAACAGAAAAAAGAAGCGAAGAAAGGTGAAGCACAATTAAAGAGCATACAATCACGAATAGGGATTTCAGATTTTCTATTAAGAGCAGCACCAACAAGTACTGGAGCAGATGAACCAGGTAATAAACCATCACAAAGAAAACTTGATGAACAGAAAGAATTAGACGATTCAGGTTATTCAATGTCTGTGCATGATTGGATTAAAGGACAACACACTAGGCAAGGACAAGCTGATGAAGCCAATTATGGATGGGATGAGGGTAAATGGGAGGGACTAGATGAATTAACAAGTGGAGGAAAAAAGACAGGCAAGAAGGATATAATTGAATCTTATCCTGACAAAAAAGGAACAAAACAATCAACGAAGAAATCATATTTTGAGAGAGTAAAAGATGGAGAATTTGGTGGTATGAACACTGGTGAAACAGAATGGACAGAGCCAAGAGATACAGCTAACAGTAGAACAAAACGTGACAAAGATGTCGCTTAATTATGGTTATATATTTAGCCAGATAGATAAGGCTAAGAAGAAAAGATGGACACAAGCAGATACTGATAAATGGACTAAACGACAAGAAGAAGAAAAGAAAGAAAAACTAATAAAACCAACAACTGAAAAACTTACAAGAGTTGCAGGCAGAAAACGTGGTAAAGGTACAAAAAATCTAGGCACAGAACATGAAACAAGAAAGCCTGAAAAAGAGGAGGTAAAGCAAAGAAGACAAGATAAAAAAGATACAAAAGAACAAGAAGATAAAGATAGATTGACAGATTTTGAACCAGTTACAGATGAAAGTTCAGAAAGATTTAACAAAAAAATAGAACAAAGTCAAGCACAAGCAAGATCAGGGTCTGGAAAGAAGAGAGGAGTTGATACGGAACAAACAAATGAAGCAGTAGAAGCAGCAAAGAAACGGAAACAACAAGCAAGATCAGAAGCAAGTCTAACTACATACAATGCGTATTTGAAAGATCAAGAAGCAAGAATAAAGAGACAACAAAAGAAAGAACAAGCAGAAAAAAACCCTAAAACAAAGAAAGGTAAGAAAATTAACTGGGATAAACCAAAGGAATCACATATCCGTCAACTGGAAGATCCAAACGTTGAAGGTCCTGAACATGAAGATGAAGAAGGTGATTATTCTGAATATGAAAAAGAGGGTATGAAGCAGAGTGAAAAATCATTATGGAAATCATGGTTAGAGAAGAGATGGAAAGGTGGAAAGTTAGTTACTTTTGACACAGGTTATGATGCAAAGGGAGCTGAAGAGGCAAGAAGCAACAGAAGAAACCAGAAAAAAAGAGTAAAACTAGGAGAAATAACAGAGAAAGAAAGAATAGCAGATTCTAAGAAAGCAGAAGAAGGTGTAGGAGGTATGAATATGGGTGCTCAAAGAGGTCTAGGACATGAGGCTGGTTATAAGCAAGATCCAGGTCAAACAGCACAGATAACTGAAGTAAAGGAAGAAAAGGAGAAAAGTGCCTATGAAACTAGTGAACAAGGTTCAAATGAAAGCACTGACATTGAACCTAATAAACGACAAGCACCAGCATCAAAGCCAGGAACGGATACATTCAAATCCTTATATAAGAAAGCCTTAATAATCAAATATAAGAATATATATAAACCAGCAAATATTTAAATACTGTATCTATGGCAGACGAACAAATAGTTGATCAAGAGATCACTAAATCTGACGAAGAAGAACAAACTTCTTATGAAAATACAGTTGCAAAGAGTATTGATACTCTAGCAGATGTAGTTCAATCCATAGCCCAATCACAACAAGGCGTAGAAAAAGCTGTCTCAGAAATAGTTGAGAGAGTAAAAGCTCTTGAAACACCAAGCGATTTACCGTTGAGTCCGAAAGGCACTCAAGGTGGAGATGATGTAGGTGCGAAAGTTACTGCTCCAAATGACCCCTACCCAGTAGGAGAACAAGTTGGACTGGATTCTGATAGAAGGAACAAAAATCCTCCTAAGAAAGATCCATCAGGACTAAGAATGCAAGAGAAGCCAGTGAATAAGGCTGAGGAAGTTGAACCAGAAGAAGAAGTTGCGAAATCACAACCAGAGATGGTTACGAAATCACAACACGAGTTCTCAACTGAGACACCAAGACCAGGTAGTGCACCTGAAACAGTGGACAAATCTTTCACAAAAGATTTCAGTCCAATATTGAAAGATGCACGAGAAAACGGTTTTGAAGGTCTTAGCATAGTAGCACAAAACATCCTAAGTGGGAAATATTATAAACCCACACCAGAGGAGATAGGTGGATTCTGATATGGTCCAAGTACGAACCATTGATGAACTAGAAGCACTCTATTATGGTTATAATAGAAACCTATTGAGAAAAGCAGATGCTCCAATTACAACATCAACAGTTGGCGTTTTTAACGCTATCTATGGTGCGTATGCATGGGCACAGCTTAACTTAGAGGCTAACGCTTTTGGTATCTTACCAAAATATCCTTGGGACAAATCAGGATGGAGGGTCATAACTGCAAAGCCGGTTCTGAATACCACCAACAGTAATACTGTTCTAGGTGGAACAGCAGAAGGTGGCTTAATTGCCGAAACCATTAAACCAACACTTCAAGAAATTGATGTTAGACCAAAGACAGCACAACTGCCTTTCTCAGCATCCGAAGTTATGGAGTGGTTAGCAACACACAGCAAAGATGATATTTGGGGTGGACTTGGTTCACTTCGATTGTACATGGCTGTGCAGCACAAAGAATTCCTCAACAGAATGTTACTCGCAGATGTCGAAAAGCAAGCAGCAGATGCAAGTGGAGCTTGGACCGGAACAGCAGACTTTGAGTCTCTAGACCGAATTGTATCAACCAGTGCAGAAGAAGCAGCATTGGGTGGTTCACAAACAGGC